GTGGCAACGTCTTTTCGTCGCTACCTTACCAGGTGACACACCGGGTAAATAAGAGGACCACTAAGTGGTCCTACTTGAGCTGGAGGAAGCGGTGGAACTTCCTCTGGAACCATACTATATGGTTCCGTGTCATCTCTAGCAGAGCTAGGGGTATGGTCGTCAACATGACGACCAAGGATTTAGGAAAACTTCTAGATCCGATTGACGCTAATATTGCATCATTTTGGTATGCCGGAATGGACTACCCGACGATACTTTTAAAGTTCGTCAGACCAGCAATTCATGCTGGCCTAGGATCCAGAGCTATGTCTGGATTCTGGCGCCCTTTGAAGGACGCCAAGGCCGAGTTGAAACAACTCATCCTGTCTGAATATCCTAGATTCAGTAAGGCTGATCTTACGACCAGTCAACATATTTGGCTTTATAAGACAAATATCGTTCAATGTTACATTGAACCGGGACCGAGAGAACATCTCTCTGTACAAGCTCTTAGAGCTATATACGGCACTACGGAAAAGCGTAATGTCCCACTTGCTACGAAGCAAATGGAATGCGAATCTCTCAACAAGTTTCGCGTGCTGGTGAGTACACCAGCGCCCGCACCGAAAATATTCGGTGTTGACCGGGAAGATTTTTATCTTCACGTGTCCGCCGGCACTTGCGACGGGCATGTATCCCTTGCGGGATCAGCTGCGGAGGAAATCCCCCGGAGCGATGGAGGCAGAGCTCTCCATTTCTTTAATTGGGCTAAGTCTCAATCAATGCGGCTTCCTAAAACGTTGGAAGAAGCGTCTCAAAGTCCACTTTGGGGCATGGACGTGGCTCAGAGCTACGTCAAATACTGTTTCAAAAAGATGAAGACAGCAATACGGAAAGGGAAACCCATTCCGATGCGAGCACACTCAGTGTGCGAGCTTGGTAAGGCACGTGTCATTACCATGTTACCTGGATATGCTGTCCAGGGATTAATAGCACTACAAAAGTTATTGCTTGGCTGCCTCGAGAATATTCCCGAGGTAAAGGACGGCGTCTTCTTTAGAGACGACGGCTATCGTGCATATGCTACGATAGATGATAAAATCGAAGGTTTTATCACTGCGGATCTCGTGACCGCAACAGACAATCCCAGCAGATTGCTGGCCGGTGAGATCTTGGATCTCATCGTTCGGTTCGCTAAGCGATCCGAGGCCCAAGGTTGGGGCGTTATAATCGATGACGAGGTCGTCGAAATGATCAAGGTTGCTAAGCAGTTCCTTGCAATAGACCGTCTAATCAGTCTACCGAGCGGTGAAAAATTCATCGCTAAAAGGGCCATCTTCATGGGTGACCCTCTGACCAAGATAGTGTTGACACTATCAGTCTACGTTACCTTAAAGGAAACGTTCCCTGGACGTTGGTTCAGGGTGAAAGGGGATAATATTCTCCTTTCATCACCCAAGAGCTCAAGGGTGAACGACATGAGCATCTTTAAACAGAGGCTCGCTGAGACAGGTTATCCCGTCTCAGAGGTGGACACATATTGGTCCACCGTCGCAGAATACTGCGAGGTCTTGTTCAAAGTACCAAGACGGCGGCGAAACAAAGAGTTCGTCGCAAGGCAAAATCGCCGAGATTATGCTTTAGCCGACCCTCCTAAAGGTCGGATGTTCGTTCCATTTTGGAAGTCGCAAAGAGGCCAGGATAAATCCATGACCTTGCCCGAGACTAAGATCGGGCAGTTAGCCAAGCAGGCTGACTACTTCGAACCGGGTTCACCCGATTGGAGACTATTCGCATCAGCGATAGTCACAGCCGTGAAATCATTCCGGCTGGAGAAGGACATTCTTTTGAATGTCCCACAATCCCACGCAGGGCTTGGGGTTGACCCCGAAATATTCGGGGCACGGTCCAATATTTATTATTGGACTCAGTTTAGCCATCTCAAGATGACTAACGTTGGTCACAAGCAACCAACGGTGGTATGTCCAGACATACCACGATTCGTGCGTCGACGTACGAATCATGCCTTCAGTCATAAATATAGACTGGAACCTTCGCAATTGATTCCGAAGGAGTGGTCGAAATATGCAATCGACCTTGGGAAATTCTCAGAATTCCCAATCGAGTTATCTTCGATACTCGAGCGATCCCCCGCCTATTCGTCGGAGGCGACAGTAGCATCCTACTGCCAGTCAGTACAGAGTTTCTTAGAGAAATTCTGCGACGCCGAGCCCCGAAAGCTCGACGACCCTGAGAAAGGTTTTCTCAAGCGCATAAGAAAATTAAATTCTTATGACGTGCCGGACGAGGTCCGACACTTCGTAGACCGTTACAAAGGTCCACGTAAGATAATCTCAAAGATTGTCTACCCTGCGGAATTAATTCCGCAGCGGCTGGTTTGGAGGGAACCAGCCAGGCGCATCATTCGTGATGTTCCTAAAACTCCAGACGAGATGATCTCGTCCCTGGAACAGGGTATCTACCCTGATATAGACCTGATCAATCAGGCCTTCACCGCTTTCGGTGACGATGGTGCCGGCACCATCGTGGTCTCTACCAAAGATAGAGCCCTTTGTAAATACATTTACAAAGTTTGCAAAACTAAGTTTTGCAAGCCAATCTGCGTAATACAGATGGACACCTTACGTTTCGATACGTTCGATAGTGAGGAAGAGATCTTCTCTTTCCTCCAGGCACGCTACCGAGTAGCTTGCACTGATAATAGTAGAGGCCATAATGCTTCAATATCTTACCGGGTATTCGGAACACCCAGTATGCCGGTCAGCTCGCTGACAGACAGTGGTTTCCTCGAAAAAGAGGGAACTTTTCTAAAGTTTACTTTAGACGGTAATTTAGTAAATTGCCGCGACCTGGGCTCTTGCACAGGTCAACATGACGGTATAGCTTGAGCTACGCCGTGGGGGGGCTCCTGAGCCTCCCTGAGTTACTTCGGCTTTACGCTGTTAGTAACCCGTGAAGG